GGCTTTACTTCTACTAGTTCTGCTTTTTTCGCACCGGTGCGATTCTTATACACTACAAAAAAATCTGGAACATATATGGTTTGCTTTCCTGTAAGCGGATCTCTATAAGGTATTTGCACGCTTTCGCTTGCCCAGCTTTCTACTCCGGGGTGTTCGTCGAGCATTTTCATAAAAACAAATTCCCAACTCGATCTAGCATGAGGATTACGTGTGCCAACATACTTGTCGGGATTTTTAGGTGTAAACTTCCCTTGCGCAAATTTAGGCATTAAGCAGAAATCTCTCTAGCTTTAAGGTTTGTATTTGTTTCTGTTCTAAATCCTAATGCCGATGTGGGTACTCGTTTATTGTTTAGTATCTCAGCTACCAATTGGCTTAGCTTTACACTGGGTAATCTGTTAAGGGTGTCTAAGGTTTCAAATATATTTGTGGCTTCCCTTTTTGCCTGCTGTAAAAGAGTAATTGCAGCTACAATCGATGCATCTTTATCGAACCCTGCTCCTTCGAAAAATGCAACGGTAGCGTCGACTTCTACCGCTTTGTATTCGTTGGGTTTTGCGCCGTACTGGTCGAAGAACAGTCTAGTAGCAGCGCCAGTGTCGTTTAGTTCCTGCGGTGGTAAGTTAGATGCCATCTTATTGAATTCCCGGCGGCGCTATTCGTTTTTGGGTGGCCTGTGTTGGTGTTTCTGATGTGTTGTTTTTTGGAAACACTGCTCCGGCAACTCCGCTAATTGTATTGGAAATTGTATCAATGCTCTGTGGACTGGACAGAATACCAATTGCTTCCTGTGCTAGACTGTCTGAATCTAAATCCTTTATATTTTCGTATGTGTTTATTGTTTTAGCAATAGTGCCAATTGCGCCGGCCGGGCTACCAAATGCAGTACCGTCGGAAACAGCTCCAAAAATCTGTTCCATGCCGTCTAATACGCCGCCGGCGCCAGTCAGTGACGCTACACCGCCGCCGGCTACAGATAACGGAGAAGGAGCAGAGTCGTAATGCAAATTAGCAAACCCCGGCGGATTATTAAAATCTACTCGACCGCCGCCATACTGAACAGCTTCAAACTCAAGAGTCATTTGATTTTGAGCAGGCTCTGACAGAGAATAGTCCATGTCACTGTGACTCCACTTGGTAATTTTAGGATTAACAAGAGTGTAACTTAAAAAACGCTGTCTGCTCATTGTGTACAGGTGTATTTTTTTAATTAGCGGCGCTGATATGTTATTATCCAGCCCGTATCTAAAACTGAAATTTTCTTCTTTTGATGTTGGTGTATATTTGTTTGCAGTATATGCACTTGCTGGCAAGTTCCTATCTGCAATATAGTATCCGTAATAGATTGCCCAAAGTGCATTAGTTACGCCATTGTTGTCATCGTGGAACGACAAAGAAAGGGCATCGTAATTGATCATTTTATAAAGGATTTTTTTTCTATTGTATTGATTTTTTGTAACAGTGTCAAAACTAAAACTAGGCAACTGCAGATTTTTTACTAATAAGCCAGCCTCTTCTATTTTTCCTCTATCAAATTCTGGTGCTTTTAAGGCAGTAGGGTCCAACTCAAATTTTACAAAGTAATTAAATTTTGTTCTGGGTGCTAATCTAAAATTGTCATCGATAAAAAGACGAGATGCATGCTGATAGGTGCTAGGCGTACCTCTCGGGCTAACTACTCCTTTTCCTAAACCGGATAGGAATCTTGTAAACTTATTTGCCATAACAATATTTAGTCATAAAAAAAGCCTAGAAATTTCTAGGCTTTTTTCTTTAGTTGTTAAACTCTTTACTCTACAGAACCTGCGCCTGTTGCAGCTTCTGAAGCAATCGAACGTCCAACTGCAGCTCCTATTCCGCCAACTGCTGAAATTTCAGTCTCGCCGGCTGCAAACTGTTCAAGGTTGTCAAATCGTATTGTAAGTGCAACAGTTGCTGGTTCGTTAGAATCATATGCCAATTCGTTATAATTAGCATTTTGCACAAAACATCCGAAAAGATTAAAGGTTTCTAACACAACCGGTGTATTAGCACCGTTGCCGCCGTCTAGAATTTCAATTCTTGTTGTGAATTTATAATCAATACCACTCCTTGCGGACGCCTGTTCAACGAAGTCAAATTGCTTCTGAAGTTGTTGTCCTACTAACTTTTGTACAAGTCCGGTAGCGTCATCACGCAATGTAAGTGTGATGGTTTCTAGCTGTTGACGACCTGCAAGATAAACCCTTGAGTTATAAACTGGAATTTCCATTTCTTCAAAGTTTACTGTAGGACGGGTAACATCTGCAACTTGCTTAGTTAGCTCAGTTGAGGCTTCTGCACCGAAACTGGTAAGCACTACTCTAAATCTATAGCGCAGTTTCGGCATTAGCAGAACTTGGTTGCCGCCTTCGGTAGGTACACCTAAATTGTTAAGCGAGGTAATTGGCATTTTTAAATTTCTCCTGTGTTCTGTACGCGCAACGGAATATAAATGAATTCCACGGCCTTTATAGGTTCTATTGCTATATCAACATATAGTTCGTTGCGGTCAACTCTTGCCGGCGTGTTATTGCTTTCGTCGCACACTACTGCAAAGTCGCCTATAGCTCTTAGTCCTACTAGTTCTAACAATAGGCTCTCTACTGCTGTTCTTATCTCGTCTCTTGTAATTTGATCATTAGGCTCAAACACGTAAGGTCTAGCCAATCTATCAAGCTGCCCTCTAAGGTATGCAACTAGTCTAACTACATTTATCCTATCAAGTGCACTAGCATTACGAGCTCTTGTTTTTTGGCCGTAGTTTACTAGTCCAACGCCAACAAAGAACGGAATAGGATTGATTTTATTCACGTATAGTGTGTCGCGTTGGCCTTCATTAAGAGCAACTGTTTGGAACTCTCCGGACTCGGCATCAATATACCCGACAGCAGTCGAATTGGTAATACCGCCTCGTCTTGTCCCTGCAGGCGCAAACCACGGGAACGAAACATTGTCGCTTAATGCAATAGTCCTTAGCATCATGTGTGATGCAGGAACTACAACATTTGTTCCACTTAGGTCAGTAGTAAACCCGTTCGGATAAAATACACCAAGATACTCGTCGAATGTAACAAGACCGTCTTCGCTGTTATCTACAACAAGGTTTTCGTTTGTAGCATAAGAGCTTATTGATGTTGCATCGTCTGGTAGTCTAAACGGAGTATCGCCTATAACAAAGGCTGTTAGTCCCCTGCTAATATTAAGGTTAACTAGGTTCGACATTGTTTCTGTATAGCCAGGACATGCAATTAGATTGAAGTTTCTTCTTTCTGTGTCCCGTATCTGCTGGCTGGTGTCGATAACACTCTTGAGAGCCTGCGTGACCACAACTCTCTGAGCGTATCTGCCAAAACTGCCTCTGCCGTCTTCTTGATTTGGTGACGCAGTTGTCCAGCGATCTGTTGCATAATTTTGCATACTTTCGTCGTTTTGGCGAGGATTATCTGCTGTTATATCAACATAATTATCTTGATAACGTTTTACATTACCGCCGCTTCTGCGAGTGTTAAACAATAGCATACCCCTAGGGTATAGCGCAGGATCCGGAGCATCAAAGTCTAAGAAGTTAGACTTTAGTAGGTCTCTTATTGACGCTGCAGTGTTTCCGGTTGGTCCGTCTACTCCGTATCTTGCATCAGCAAACAGAACGCCATCTTCAGTGACTTGGTCTGTAGTATCTAGCTGTACAAACTCTTTTAATTCGAAGTTATAACGGTAGATATCAGGGAAGTCATCTATATTTGCTGTGGAAATCCAAAGATCACCGTCGACTAGCGGAGTGCCGTCACTTTGTTTCGTAGGTTCGGTGGCCGAAACCTGCGGGCCGTTAGGATCTGTGTTTGGAAATGCAGTTGCTCCAAAGTTAACTAGATCACCGCCGTCATACTGATATCCTACCCAGGTAGTACCGTTGTGATACATAACATCTACTTCACTAAACTCCGGGTTATACCAAAGCTGGCCATCTGCCGGCTCGTTTGTTGGGTCGTCTGGGCTTGCTTTAAAATCTTCTGACGCCAGCGGCTCCCAGTTTGAAATTAGATAAACAATTTGCCCTGTTGAGTCGCTTGACGCACCTTGTGGTAACTGATAGAAGTTTGCAGTTCCGGACCCGTCATCAATCGAATACGGTGTAAAAATATTTGCAAGACTTGCCGTATCGTCGATTAATCTAATATCTCCACCTTGCTTATGCGAAATAGTTATTCTGTTGTCGTCTGTAACGCTTGCCTCTACGTGCGTCAAGCCGGCAGCGTTAATTGCACCTGCAATTGTGAACGCGTCATCGGCGCCTGCTGATGCTTGAAAAGTAACTTCTATTACTGGGCTTAGATCTTGCTCACCATTTGAGCTCTCTCTTAAGCTGAACGTGTTTGTTCCAGCAGTAAATGTGTTTTCTTCAATAATTGCAGACGTTGCAACTGTATTGCCTACAGCACTTCTATAGTACACTCTAAATGTTGTTGTAGAAGGCGTTTCGTCGTACCCGCTGTTATAATTTGCATTATATTGAACAAACAAACTATCTAAAGGAATGTTGCTGCCGCCGCCTGCTCGGTCTAGCCCAAATAGTGCAGCGCTAGGCGATGAATATAGAGGAGCATTTGATTCTACCCATGATGTGGTTTCGTTGCTCCAGCGCTTAATTCTCCAGCGTGCTCCTAGGTTAGGATCTGTTGTTTTTAACCAAACCGAACCCGTTGGTCGATTCTCGTCGCCTGCTTTCCATGTAGGAACACTAGTGTGTGGAGCCTGCTCTAACTCTACGCCGTTATACGTACCTGCTGTTAGATTTAGTTGTGCTAGTCCAGTTCCAGTAAGTGTTATAGCATTACCGCTTTCTTGTGCGCCGTCATAATATAGCTTAAGAACGGAGTTAACATTTTTTGCTGTAACACCAGGAACAGGTGTGCCGTTAATAGTAGCTACAACGTCGTCTAGCGAATCGCTGCC